GTCATTGCTAAATTTAGAAAGCCTGACATCAATACCAGGAAATCTGAGAGTTGGCTGAAGATCAACATACCAAGATCTGTTTACGTCTTCTATAGCCCATGAATTGAGCCTAGACCTTTGAGCAGCTGGTTCAGGGAGAATCAGCATAGAGTCTAGATTTAGACCCTGTAGTCTTCCAGTCGGGATGAACCCCAAAACTTCAGACACTTTTTCAGTACTCTTCCAAGGCACGCTTGGGTAGTACGTCTTTGGCCAGTACCCAGAAGATAGATAGGAAGCTGCTAGGTCTATATACTTTCTTCTGTGGTTTTTTGCTTCTGAGTATCCGGTTCTTTTTGAAAAAAATTTTGAAAACAAGACTTCAACGTCTCTTTTAACAGCCTCTAGGCTGTTTTTGTACTGCCACATCTGCTGGCCATCGACGACAAGTCGAAGTTTAGAGGAGTGGTACATCAAGCCAAGAAGATGCATTGCTCCGTATATTTTATTTGCACTAAGTGCTGTCGGCGGTGTCATTCCAAAAATGATTAGATCAAACTGATCTAAATCTTCTTTTACCCAAGAGAGCTTCGGGGTTTCCCAAACTACTTCCGCAAATTCAGAGACAACATCTGCAAGTGTAGAAAAGAAAGTAGTGTTTGAGGGCTTTTTACAGTGACTGGAAGCCATACCAGTAAATAGAACTTTCACGTCTCTCCTAAGGAAGAGCAGTGGGGTGCCCGAAGACACCCCACCGCCGCTTATTGCTTTTGTTTAGAATGGCTCTTCTGAGCTCACTGGTGCAGCTGGTGCCGGGGCTGGTGCCGGGGCTGGTGCTGCGCTAGGAGCTGGTGGAGGTGGAGGTACAGCTGCACCTGCAGTAGTTGGGGCTGCATATGGGGTGGCTGCTGTCGCGGTCTGGATAGCATAGTAACGCTTGATCTCGTTACTCTCCTTACCGTTGTAGGTGCGCTTTCCGAGAGTTCCTCGGTAGGTGCGACCAGTTAGTGCCTGCTCAATCTGAGCATTAGAAGGGTTAGCCTCGAAGAAGTTGCGAGGAATTCCCATGGCGTCAGTCTTCAAGAAGAACATTTCCATAGCCTTCTTGTTGTCTAGGGTCACTACTAGCTGATCCCAAATGCGGCGCTTGGCATATGGACCGCCATTTACCTCATTTGTGATCTTGAACATGGTCTTACCAGTCTGAGTTGTTTTGGTCTCAACCTGGATTACCTTCAACTCGTAGTCACCGTCTGGCAGTGGCTCGTAGTTAGTGTTTGATGCAGCGTCGCCAGCGTTCTTGACGAGGTCTGCCCAATTGATGGTACTCATTTGGCTCCTTAATTTGCCTTCTTATTTGATGTTGCGGCCTTCGCACCGAAGACCATGTCGAGCATGCGTTCTACACCGAGGTCGCCCTGCTCTACTACTTTACCTAGACGTCCTTGTACACGCTCTCCAGCCTCATACTCAGGTGTGCGCTCGACGTACATACGTCGAACCTTGTATGGGGCCTGTAGTGGGTCTGGATTTGGCATCGTCTCCACCGTGATTGCGCCTAGAATGTCGTAGAAATACGGGGCCTGAATCGCTAGCTGGCCCTGTAGGTAAGGACGGTATACGCCATCCTGACCCTTACGTGCCATAGCGGTCAGTACCACAGCCTCAAGAGGCTGGGTTGGGTGCATCGTAAGGTCACGGAGGTCACGAAGTAGTGCACCCATGTGGCGAAGTAGCTCGCCCCACTGCTGCATTTTCATCTGCTCTGTACCTGCGATGTTGTCCATGCACTTGACCTGAAGCTCCGAAATGGAGTCGATAATCAAGGACTTGAACTGGTGTTTACCCGACTGAAGCCACTGGAAGGCCTTCATGACTACATCGTAGTCACGAACCTGGACCACAACAGTGTCCCAGGTTCCGTCAGCCTGTGGGGGCTCTTCAGTCAGAGGATTCCAATACTTGACATTGATGGGTAGGAACCTATGTCCACCCTCAACATCCAGCATCAGACGTGGGTAAGGTGCTGTAACGGCAAAAGTTGACTTACCAACCTTCGATTCGCCATAAACCATAATTGTTAAACTGCGATCGACTTCCGACATGCTTACTCACTTCCTTTCTGTTCATTTGATAGGTAATAACCGTACGGGTCGGCGACCTCGAACGCATCGCTAATTGCAGCCTCTGCGGCGCTTCCGTCGTCAACCAACGGGCAAATAGCGAAGAATTGGCACTTCCACTTGCAATCACGAGAAGGCTTCGGGTACGCAAGCTTGTAGTGGCTCTCGCCAGCGTCGAGACCATCTCTTACTCGGAGAATGTCCTCTAGCGTACCCTCCAATCTCTGATAAAAGGAGCGAAGTGCAAACTTGTTGTGACGAACCTCGATCTGGTCGTAGAACGGTGGCTTAGCGTAAGCACCGCGCTTGACTTTGCGAAGCATGGTAAAGATTCCGCCCTCAGAACGCTCTCCATCCTGGTTTTGAGCCTCTTCTAGCACCATGTATGTGAGGATCTGCTCGTTCATGTGGGCAGTAGAACCAAAGTCGGTAAATGATCCGCCGACGGTCTTGAAGTCACGAAACATACGTACGCCATCAATCTTGCGACGTACGCGCATGTCAATCTTTCCCTGCAGAGTTACTCGACCATTCATCATTGGACGTTCGATAATCTCTTCAGTGGAGATCATCTCCAGCTCGGAGTCGATACCGTTCATCTCTACCCACTCTAGATATCCTTCGAGCATTACTCGACCTAACTCAGCTTCAGTTTCTAGAGTAGAAGTGTCACGGTAGTCGTCAGTGAGTGTCTTCATATCCTTAGCTACTAGCTCAGCGTGGGCGTCTAGCAGAGGGATGCCTTTGGAGTAGTGCATATCCAGGGCTTCGTGAATTCTAGAACCAAGAGCAAGCGCTCCAGTAAAATCTTTCATCTTTGGCTGAAGACGACGATAATAGGTAAACCACCAGCGTCGACGGCAATCTTTAAACGTTTGAATCTCCGAGTTTGAGATTCTTATTGGTTGGACATCAGTCATTACTTTTTTGCCCCTTTCTTTAGGATCTCGAGCAACTTGTCCTTGTCTCGAACAATTTCCTCGAAGTTTTCTGATTTAACATCTAGAGCCTGAATTACACGCTCTTCGATAGTTCCGTCGGTCACATAGTCAGTGATAATCACAGAGTCGTGCACCTCCGAACCAATTCTGTGGACACGGTCTAGTGCCTGCTTGTAGTCAACAAGAGACCATGGTCTTTGAAGCATAATCAATCTTCTTGCAGCTGTCAAGGTGACACCTACACCACCAGCCTGAGCGGTGAAAAGAATCCACTTAGTTTTACCCGACTGGAAGTCATCGATGGCCTGCTGGCGATCATCAGCACTAATTGAGCCAGTAATTAGACCATGAGCAATACCTTCTTTAGTTAGGCGAGCACTAAGAATCTCAATCAGCTGGCGAGATACGGCGCAGACTGCTACTGAGTCGTCACCGAAATCGCCATTCTTCATGTCATCTATCAGAGCATCGACCTTACAGGATGGGTCTGACAAAGTGACTTTTTCTTCGCCGGTCTCTGTAATCTCAATCTGGGCGTAAGAGCTAGCAAACTGCAACAAACGTAACGCCTGCGTTAGCGGATTAGGTGCCACGATGGCTTCACCGGAAAAGTCTTCGGTGTCTTTTTCCAGAAGGGCAATCATATTTTCTGCCATCTGTCTGTAAGCTTTCTCTTGCTTGGCACCCATCTCTACATCGCGGCGCTCGGTGATTACAGGGGGTAGCCAAGGAAGCACCTTCTGCTTGAGCATGCGACGCATGCGAGGATGAATTCCGGCATAAAACTCGTCAGTCATTTCTGGCTTTAGGCCAATCACCATAAGACCACCAAAAGCATTCATCATGGTGTTTACGTAGCGATCAATCCATTTGGTCTTGCTTGGCCACTCCTTAGGGTCTAGCCAGTGCAAAATAGGCCACAAATCTACTACATCGTTTGCAATAGGTGTTCCCGTGAGAGCAAAACGAATATCTGCTTTATCAGTAGCCGCCCACAATGCTCTAGTCTGCTTCGAGCGAGGATCCTTTGAACGGTGGATCTCATCAGCGATTACAGCCTTAAAGTCAATGTTATTTAGCTCACGAGTATGTACCTCGCATCTTGCAGGAGTAATCTTTGAGTCGTGACCACCGCAGTCGTTACACTTTGCCAATGCCATAGAGCCATAAGTTACTAGCTTTGAGTGGGTTCTCAGTGATTCCCAGTTAATGACGTAGACGTCAGCCTGATCCTCAAAAGCCTTCTTACGTTGAACAGCACTACCATTGATTACCGAGACATTTACTCCAGGCCACCACTTATCGAACTCACGCTCCCAGTTCTTCTTTAGAGTGTTTGGACAGACAATAAGTGCAGGAAAAATCTCCTCGCCCGAGTCGTGCAATCTCTTCAGAGATCGAATTGCCTGAGCGGTTTTACCTAGACCAGGCTCATCAGCAAGTAGTGCACGCCTAGCTGTAGTCAGAAACTTAACACCAGCTCGCTGGTGAGGGAACAAGTCTTCATCGCCATCTTCTGCAATTTCTACATCCCTAAGGAGGTTGCTTGGGTCAATACGATTGGCTCGCTCATTCTTAGCCCACTCTGCAAGGCGAGGTCCAATTTGAAGCTCTGCCTTAAAAGTAGAGCGAAGAGCTAGGCACCCAGTCCAAGACACGGGAACACTCCACATCTGCTCTCTGCTGCTGTAGGAAGAGCCAGGCAAGGCTCTACAAATTTCCTTCAAACGCCACTCGGCATTGATTTGGATACGTTCGCCCGTCTCATCGAGCTCTACATATACTGGCACTTAGCCTCCATCTCGTCACTTTGTCTATCTACATATTATCAGAAAAAACACTATTAGGTGTAAATTTTTGATAATAACTACTTATTTAGCAATCTTACTGGCTTCCAGCCACTTTTAACAGCCCGAAGCAAGGCGTGTCGGATTGCATCCAGCGCGTGACCAGCGCCACCACGATGCCAGTAGCCTAGATGCTTTAATGCTTCGTTGGGAAATATTGACTTAGCATCGGCTGGAGATTGAAAGATAATGCCCTCTGCAGACCTTCCAGCGTCTATTAAGCACTGCTTTAAAATTCCAATCTGCTCTAGAGAGTAAGGGGCCTGAGAGTTCTTTACAGTTTGAGCATTTATGGTAAATCGCTCGCAAACTACCTCTAGAGTTTGTTTTATCTCAGGAGCCCATAGAGTCTCTCTGATGGGCTTTGCATATTCTTCCTGTGTAAATTCCCCTGACCATTCTAAAACCGGTTCAGAGCCCGATTCTAGGCTAATTAGAGCTATTCCAGTGACCTTTCCTGGATCAACAGCCAAAATGTATTTTTTAGGCATATTTAGCACCCCAGTTCTCTAGAGGACCTTCAACATCTGCGGTTAGAGGCACTGACCAGCCCTCAGTAGTTGTCATACATTCTCGAGCGAGCCTCTTGAACTCTTCAGCGTGCTCTCTAGGGGCATTTAGCACAATTTCGTCATGCACAGGGACAATCAGATATTCTGTCAAATCCGCTTGATCAAGCTTTACTAGGTTTGATTTAAATACCTCTGCTGCTCCACCCTGAATTAAATAGTTGACTAGCGTGTAGACACGCTCATCGTCGCAGGGGATTCTGCGACCAGTCCATGTATTTACGTAGCCTTGACCTTCTGAACGTAGACGACGCATGCCTTTGTCTTCAATCTCCCTCTGGAACTGTTGCATACCGGGAAATCTCTTGTCAAACTCGTTAGATACAGCACGCATCTGCTCTTCTGGAACCCCCGCAGTCAGAGCCTGCTTAGCAACACCAGCACCATATAGACGTCCATAAACCACGCCCTTAATTAGGGCACGACGCTTATCGGACTTGACCATTGTAGGGTCTTGGTAGATCTCACGGCCGATCTCAGTGAATGGATCAGATCCACTGGCATCTGCCAGATTAAAAAGCTGGATCAGATTCGGGTCCCTAGACAGAGATGCAAACATGCGGAACTCTACCTGATCAAGGTCAGAAGTGATAATCACGTGGTTTTCGTCCTTTGGGAGAAATGCACGGCGAACAGTATCATCACCCTTAGGTAGGGTCTGCAGAGCAGGATTCTGAATGGACATACGACCAGTTCGAGCACCAAGAGTCTTGACTGACGGGTGGACAAATCCGTTTACATTGTCCTTAATAAAGTTGAGGAAGTACGTGCTAGCAAGCTTTCCAGCCTTACGATACTTCAAGGTAGTTTCTGCAAGCTGCTTAACTTCTGGAGAGCCGTGAATAGTGAGGAGTTTTAGCTGATCTGCAGAAGCCGATTTCTGGCCGGTGTCGGTGAGCTCTGTAATCTCTGCGCCCATCTTTTCGAACTGGTATACAAGCTGTTGATTACTTCCAATCTGTAGCCCGTTGTAAGAAGTCTTCGCCCACTCTTTGACTTGATCAGTGTAAGAGACTAGCTCATCATATTTCCGCTGAGAGTAGTCCAAATCAATTCGAGCACCGTTAAGCTCCATGCGAGTAACGATCCTACGAGTATTCATCTCTAGCTCGTATGGTCGACTATATGCTCCACCAGGTCCACACTTCTCCCAGAACTTCTCCCAGAGGCGCATAGTAAGTACAGGGTCAAGGGCACCATACGCCCAGTAAGGCTCAAAGTTGATCGGAACGGTACCCCAAGTCCAACCATTCGTAATTAGACCATCGTCTAGGACTCGCTGCAAGCTAGCAGCTTGAGGGTCAATATATTGCTGTGTAAGCTTTTTGAGTGCTCCCGATCCTAGCGGATCCAAGAGCTGAGCCATAATCATAGTGTCGTGAACTCTGTGCCAAGGCATAGACCAGTCTGACTGAACTTCAAACCATCTAGCTTCAAAAGCGACATTGTGACAGACGATCGGGCCATCAAACTTCCGCATTGCCTCGTAGAAGACGCCCTTCCAGTCTTCCCATGGAATTGACCATCCAGTCATACCATCACCTACTTGAACTAGACGCAATCGGCCATGCCAAGGAGATAGAGCGTGATCTCTAGGGTTGCCAGGCAGTTCGCCAGTCTCTGTGTCAATCGCGATTGCATTGAATGGTCGGCGTTCCCCAAGCCAAGAGATAAATTTTCCTGCCTGATCTACGCTATCAACTAGCTCTAGGCGAACGTTTTCAAGTCCTGATGTCATTTTCGTCTTTCTACTGGAATGTCACTATAGCAAAATCATGGAATTATTTCAAATCGGTATGCCTTTGCAATTTTCGTGTCGTGTCGAGAAGCCTCTTCTAAAAGCCTCTGAGCCACATTCGTGAGATACCTGGCTCCGCCATCATCATACTTATATAGAGCATCTAGCACGGCTGAAGGCTCTTCAGATACCTGAGCCCAGTAGCGGTACTTTTCAGGAAAAACTAAATCTGCTTCCTCGGTGGGGTTACACTCTTCGCACGGGATATAGTCTCCAGAAAGAGTGTAGTAATCAACCTCTTCCAGTCCATACTTTCTGACTAAAAAGCACGCAGCGCCGTGGTAGAGAATAGATACTCCCACCCTAGATAGGATGTATGAGCCGCTTTCTGTTTTATACAGCTCAAACTCGATCCACCTAGTGGAATCCCCTCTTCTAGAACTGGATTTGCCTAGCAGCTTTCCATTGAACTGAAGTGTCCTATTTCCATCTTTAACCTCAAACATTGAAAATTACTCGCTCAGATTTATTTTTGGAGCAATTTGATACAAGTCATCTAAAATATTTGCAGCCAATGCCACTGAAGACATTTGCTCTCTAGTTGGTAACCCCTCAGAAGGCAGATCATTTAGCTTACTTGCCACGAACTCTTTCACTATCTCGTAATATTCAGCAACAATTGTCGGATCATTACTAGCAATTTCAGTTAATGTAGGGGCTGCCCTAAAAGACTCAACCTCGTTTTCGAGAACGATTTTATATATCTTAGGAAAGTTAATTCCTAAAGCCTCGGCGGTTTCGATAATGTACTTTATTTCAATTGCCATTATTATTACTCTTTCCGTCTCTCTAATTCTTCTATCCTAGCAGATAGCTCTTGAACTGCTTTAATTAGTACCGGCACAAGTTGAATATAGTCAACACTCAAAATTGGATCCTGGTCGTTCTCATCTAAATATGGTCGATGATTCTCAGCGGGATCCGCTGCAACAAGACTGTAATCCTCGATGCCGTACTCATCTAAAACTTCTTTAACTTCTTGAGCTATAAGCCCCAAGTTTTGGGTGTCATCTGAGTCAATACTGTAGTGAATTTTAGGATCAAAAATAGCCATATCTGGCTGCTTCCACCTAAAAGCTACTGGACGTAATTTATTGATAAATTCAACACTAAGCTGAAGATCCTTAATTGACTTCTTCCTTCTTTGGTCAGAAGGAACTAATGTAAGGACTCCATCAGATGCAGCATACACTGTTTTAGTGCTCGTGCTTGCTAAGCTTTTTCCGTACGAAACTCCAAAGCCATTAGTCTGGGTTACGGTATTCGCTCCGGCAACTGCCCAGTCATAGAACCTAACAATTCCAGCATTAACGTTGAAAGAAGAAGAAGTTCTGACCGAAGAACCAATTAGAGAAACTGAAGCATTAGAAGTCTCTAAGAACACGGAGTTGCTGAACAAATTTACTTCTGTTCCGGTAGAGTATAGAAGCCTCAGTCCGGATGTTGTGGCCGCTCCACCTACAATTTGACCTACCTGAGCGCCATCAGAGTTATAAACTCTGATCCTATTTCCGTCAGTTGGGTCCGAGTCTATGACAATTCTTTGACCAGAACCTCTAGTCTGCACTGTTCTACCGCTAAGAGTTCCAACGTCAATGTTGTTAGCGTTAATATTTCTAACTGAAACCTTAGATGCGTCAAGGGTTCCAGTAGTAATTTTGTTGGCGCTCAGCGTGCCAGTGATAATGTTTCCACCATCAATTTCAGTGACGTTAGCCGCATTTGCAGTGCCAGAGTTTAGGCTCTTGATGACTTGATCTTTTTTGAAGGTAACAATTCGACCGGGGCCAATTCCAGTAGCAGCGGTTAAGTCACCAAAATCACCATTTAAGATGTCAAATTCATCTACTAAATCTTCAAGATCGCCCTTTACTAGTTCAAGACCTTCAGCAGTAGATATAGAAGCATAAGCTTTGTCAGCAGTCTGCTTGTTCAAGTAAAGTCCTGCAGCGTCGGCTTCCTTCAGATATCCACCAATAGATATCGAGCCATCTCCAGCATTTAATCTAAACGTCTCAGATGCAGGCTTAACTCCAGGAATAGGTTTGGAATATGCAGTGATACCATCTCTATTAATTGACACTCCACCATTTACCGACGGGTTAGCGTGGCTGTCAATTTGTAGACCTACGATGGACTGGGCTGTTAAGCTTCCAACATCGATCATGTCAAAGGTGACTATATTAGAAAGCTTAACTCTAACTGTTCGCTGCTCTGAAGATTCTGTTACGTTCCCATAGATGTCTCTGACTTTAATTTTTACGTAGTAATCAGTGCCATCTGCCTCTGGATTGTTTTGAACTAGCTCAGTACCGGGGATGATTATGTAGCTTCCCTTACCGGCAGGAAATGTTCCGTAAAAATTTGTAGGACCTGGAGTAAATCCTGGAACATCGGAGAAATATACTTCAATTGATTTAGCCGTGGCGGGTTGGATTACGCCAGACTCAGCTAGATCGTCATAAGCGATTTTTATAGTCCCCAGGTAAGTTGTAACCGCTGGTGCTTTAGGTTTTGAGACCTCGGGCGCAAAAACCCCAGTAGTGTGGGTTATCTCGACCGGGGCAGATCTATTAAGACCACTATCTCGAGCAAAAACTGCAAAATAGGCTGGTTCACCTTGCTGGAATCCACTCTTAGCCCAGGTAGTTTCTAGGCCAGTAATGTCCACCTTGTCCCACTCCTGAAATGGAGTCTGTCGATACCAAATTGTATAACCAATTAGGTCAACTAGCGGAGTACCATTTTCATTAGTTGTCGGGGCGTTCCATTTAAGGGTAATTCTGCTCTGACCTGTTGCGCTACCTGGAGGGGTGTCGTTCTCGTCTTCGGCAGTTAGGTTTGTTACCGGACTAGGATTTATGTTGTCATCAGTAACATCTGAGCTACCGTATACAACCCATCTGTAATCTTTCCAGACATATGCAACATCAGGAGTCTGAGAAGTATCGAACCAAGTTGCACCGTCACGAATGTAAGACTGAGCCACGGCATGGACGTACAGCTCATCCGTAACGTTTGCAACGTTGATTGGTTCTTCTAGAGCAGAGTCAAAATCGTAGGTAATAAAGTTTGAGCCGACCTCTTTGACCCTAAATAATCCATCTCTACCGTAATAAACGCTGTCGCTAGGCATGCCAACATAGACAATCTGCCCGACCTTAAAGTAGTTAGGTGAAGTAAATACAATCTTGGCAGTAGTAGTAGTAGCCTCTACAGTAGAGATTCTCCTTTTAACTACTAATCTTCTGGCAACTGAGTCAGTTAATCCTGTTGACAAGTTAAACATTGCTGTACTTGCAATGGTACTACCCGGTGTGTCGCGCTGACCGCCATAGCTGGCTCTGCCAGTGTAGGGCTCAGTATCGATAGCTACAGTTTTGTGGTCTTTGGAAATGTCAAAATTTACTGCAGTACTTCCACGGATTAGCTTAGTTATTCCGCTGACTCGAATAGTCTTACCGACCTCTAAACCAGGATCAGTCTCGAAGTATAACTCGACTAGAGGCTTCCCGCCAGTGACGTTTGTGCTATAAAAGAACCCATCAACAATTGCTTTATATTGGTTAGGAGCATCAATCGAGACGACCGAGTCAGGACCCGGATCTAAAGTCTCATCTTCTCCAGATGTAGCACCAGCAACCTGAGAAGTAGTCAGCAAGTTAATTGGGCGAAGCTCTACCGCAGTTACGCGGCGTTCCATGGTACTCAGAAGGTTAGTTAGTGTCTTACGACGTCTTCTAATCGCCAATCTTGTCCACCTCTGCTTCAGTAACTAGCTGCAGGGATACCTGCTCGGGGAAGGACGGATTATCTGGAACAGTAACTTCAAAAGCGTCAATTTTTCGAAGAAGAACTTCTCTTCCGGTTCCGTCATTCAATTCAATGTAACTTGTTAGACGCAGTCTTACGAAGTCATCATTAATTATAACCGAACACCAATCTCCTGGTTTGTAGGACCCGACCTCGGGAGTTAGAGATCCGTTAACAGTGATGGAAAAATTACTAATTGGAGGTCTAGACTCGGCCAGGAATCGCTCAGCATAAGTGTGAAGAGTGTTCTCTTCTGCAATATTCTCTACCTTCTCGACCTCTTCAAGAATTGGCCAGCCACGTAGAAGAAGGTCAACATCGGCTGCACCAGCATACGGTTGGCTGGCTTCCGAGCTTAATTCAGGGTCATCTCCCTGAACCCAAAAACGAGTGGCAGCATCCTGAGCGTTCTCCTCCAATGAGGCATCTAAAACATTGCCCGGATATTCAAAGACAATCTTGTCTGCCCCATACGCACTCACTGGTGCAAACTGACCGGAGGGTAGTTTACCTCCAGGCAAGCTGTTTATGTAGTTAGTGAGACTGGTTGGTTTGATAGGTAAGAATACGAAAGTCCTCTTAAATCGACTAGTTGCATCGTCATAAGTGCAGTCGATTCGATACTCAAAGCCGTCAGGAACGTTTGAATATTCTTCTAAAATCTCCCCAATTGTGCTCAGCTCGAAGCCTCTGTAGAGCTTGTTTCTCTGCCTCTTCTGACTTCTAGCAGAAGTAGAGTAGTCTATACCTAAGTCGCCGTTGTCAGTAAATTCTCCCCAGGTTGCATACGATACTGCAGGAGCTACAGTTGCTTTTGCTTCGTCTGGATCTGAGTAGCTCAAATCGAGTCTAGAACCTATGCTCACTACTTGAAAACTATTACTAGTTGGGGTTCCAACCGTATACACCTTATAGAATCCGTCAATTGAAGCATTTAGATCTTCAATAAAGACGATATCTCCTTTTGCAAATCCAGGAGCCGACTCTGTAGTAAATGTAACAACGTTAGATCTACGCTGGAAGTTTACAATTCCTACCTGAGTAGGCGTGGCATTGGTTGTGGACACATCGGGTCCGGTATTTTCATATGTAAAACTGGTAGTAGTCGGGGCACTAAAAACAACCGCTTCTTCATCATCGAATCCGCTGCCAACATCTGTAATACTGATTTTTTGACCGGGGACTAGAGCATGGGGGTCTTCAGTATTTATCAAGGCTAAATTGCCCGAGCGTGAGTAAGACGTAATTTCATTGAAGATATCGATACCAGGACGAATATCATCATTAGGGAAATCAAAATCATAAAGATCGCTCACCAGCTCAGACAATAAGTCTCTAGCGTAGTCATAAGTGTCTTGACGAATCTCTACAGTAGCTCCACCTTCTACGGTTAAGTTCGGAATTGTTTTTGACTGACCCTTGGCGTTTACGTATGTAGCATTCACGCTGAAAGTAGAGCGGTCTTCGCTATTAACTCCTGGTGCAGGAGAAGAAAGCACTGTGTAGTAGCCAGCGTACGCTGCTCGGTCAGACCCCCAGTCAATGTAGAGAGGCATATTAGGAGCAAAGTCGTATTTAGCAAGATCTAACGTCACGTTTGCAACGCCATTAGAGACTACAATCGAAGCTTGATAAGCGTTGCTCCATGTTTTCCAAAGAACTCTCTTGTATAGGTAGCTTGTAAACTCAGATGCACTAATCTCTAAAGATTTGTCAACAATGTTGTATGACCTGCTCCAGATGATACCGCCCCAAACGCAGATGCCGTTTCTGGTTACATAGAGAGCAGTCTTACCAGGAAGAGTGTTAGCGTATAGATTTAGATTAAAAGTGTTCTCATTTGCAACAATAGAGCCACTAAATGATCCAGCTTCGCGCAGTGAGCGACCGTAAGATACTCCAGTTAGCGGCAGCTCGGCTAGCAGCTCATTAGTGAGCAAATCATATGCAAAGTATCTATACTCTGCAACTAAGTTTCTATTGGAGAATGCTGTCATTTTCGGCCTTTATGTCTTTCCCTAATTCTACCTTAGCCGATCCAACCAGAGCGATAGTAGATTGTGCACGTGCTTCCGGCTGGGAAGTTAGAGATAGTAAAAGCGTTAGATCCTGGCTCTAGGTAGATCCAGTCACTTAGTACAGAGAGTTTAGCTCTACCATTCTCCACATTCACAACGTCAGTGCCATCATATTCAACGTCAAGAACTTCTCTGTTGTAGGTGTCAATTTCTAGCTGATTATTTGCAGTAGTTCCACCAATAATCTTCATTACTTGGTCATTCTGAGCATTAGTGATTGTAGGTGGGGTGCTTACGTTAGCTACGGTGAACCCCTTAGAAAGCTCTATCTGAATGGGAACGGGAGTATTTCCAGTGTTATTAATTGTTACGGATGGTGAAGATGGAGTTAGAGATGTAGTCCTATAGCCATCCTCGACTCCGTCAATATATTCATACTTGATTGGGTCTGCCGCTTTAAGGCCGATTGAAAACTCTGTTCTACCTCTAGGACTTACTGTAGCAATATCTGGACGCCCACTTAATCTGACAAAAGAGCCTTTCCAAGGACCCTCGTTGACAATCAACCAACCACCTCTATAGACAAGGTTTGCAGCTTCAATAAGCTTTGCTCTGGCAGCTGGGACCTGACTCGGGTCTTGAGTCAAAAATACGCCTTTAAGAGTAATAGACCTGGAGGCCCAGCGTCCACGGGCATCATAGGAGCCATCTCCCCAACCACGAATAAGATCAGGCAACTGAGGCTCTGGGAAGTTCCACCAACCATCAACATCAGTACACACCCATACCACGTTATCGTTATCGATAGTGTTTAACGTCAGGTTGCCTAGCTTGATATCGGCTTGAAGTTTTAGGCCCGAGTACTGAGGAATAGGAAACTTTGTTAGAGCCTTATTTACTAGCTTATTTTCTTCAGCCTGAGCATCCGCACTTGTTGTTTTATTTGAGTCAATAAACTCTTGGTCCCACTGGGCGTAGACGGTGTATGCCGTAGTTCCTTCTTCAGGAACAAACAGCTTGATAGTGTCTCCAGTCTTTTCGTAAGACCAGCCACGTAATGTGAACCCAGTTCTAGTAAATCCAGTATTGATAGCACTCAGAGCAAGCTCTACTGGTAGTGGTCCAGTAGGACTAGCTAGATAGTTTTCATAGGTTGGTCTGCCAGAATCGTCAATAGTTCTGACAACGTCAGACGCCCCGGAGCCATCGTTCTTCTTAAAAGTTATTGTATAGATAGCCATTAGTAGACGCCTTTACGAATTTCGAAAGCAATGCGGCGAGAAACTAGATCTGCTAGTTCTTTCTCATCCATGCCAGCAGATGGGTAAACGTTAATAGTCATGCCGTTAGTTCCGCCAGAAAGCTCCTTAATAATTGCCTTATCGCGCTGAGACAGTCCATCTGGATCAAGCGGCTCGATACGCTCTGGTCGGCCTGCTTCAGCTACGTTAACAATAGAGCCACCCGGGCTAGGCATGACAGTTGCACCGTCTGCCAGTCTCGGGATCCTAAGTGTTTTTGCAGGTGGTAGGTTGAATGAGAAGCTAGCTGGCAAGCTCATACCAACTGCCTTGGCTGCATCACGAACCCATTGAGGAATATCTAGCTTAAAGCTATTAATTACCTTAAGAAGTCCGTTATTCCATCCAATAATAATGTTGTTTATCAGACCTTCAAAGGCTCCAATAATCCCATTCAATAGACCCTTAAAGATATTGCCTAAGTTAATAGACTGGAAGAATTTAACGGTATCTTCCCACCCCTGGGCAATGTTGGTAAAGATTGTGTTGAAGAAGTCTCCGATGTTCTTCAAGGAGTCCTCTACAAACTGAGTAAATCCAGCCCAAATCTGCTTACCGATCTCGGTCTGAGTGAAGAAGTAAGTTAGGGCACTAATCACAATCATGATGGCTGTAATGATAAAGCCAATAGGGTTAGCCGCAAAAGCCAGCCTCAGTCCAATACCAATAGTTCTGGCAAGATTAAGAATTACTCCACCAATCTTGGTGAAGAATCCTCCGATTGCACCACCAATTCTGGTGAATACTCCGCCTACTGTAGTTGCTATCTTTGTGAATATCGGACCAACCTTTGCACCAATGCCGACAAAGAACTTTTGAAGTCCCTCAAAGAAGTACCAGATACGTAGACGTAGCCCATCAAATCCCTTACCAGGCTTAAAGAACTCGAACGCTGCGCCGATTTTAGTGCCTAGGCCACCTAGAAGACCAAAAATAGCTCCGATATTGCCAAATAGAACCATGAACGCAAACTTAAGGCCACCAAAGGCTAGGGAGATAGCGGAGACAACTGCAAAGATTCGACCTAGAGTGTCAACAAATGCTTTGTTGTTTGGGTCCTGAATAAACGCAATAAAAGGCTGAAGCAGTGAGTTCAGTGTGTCAAAGAATGCTTTAGGCGCACCAGAGTCTGCAAAACCGGCAAGAAGCTCTCCAAGGCTAGTTGCTAGAGTGGCCAAAGACGGGCCTGCATCAGCGAACGCTTTAAAGATTGTGTCCCAGTTGGCAGCATTTTCGGGGGAAGCAAGAATCTCGAAAGTCTTACCAATGTTTGGATTAGCACCAAGCTTTAAGAAAGATGTTACGAGCTGGCCAAGGAAGTTCATGACCGGACCAAAGTTGTTTGCTAGACCAGAGAATAGGTCTCCAATGGCTTTTCCGGTCTCTTTGTTTTCTCCAATTCCAGCGAATGCTTCTGTAATGTCAGTTAGGTAGCCTAGGACCGTGTCCATAGCTCCGCTGTCCTTGAGGATTTTGAAGAAGTCGCCAAGACCGTTGAAGATGTTTCCAAGTATTCCGAATAGCTGAGATCCAGTTTCATATGCGTCAGCAAAGAACTGTTCCAGCCCGACTTCGTCTAGCTGCTTGTTCCAGTCTTCTAGAGTCTTCAGCACAAAGTCTAGGAACTTTGTTGCAATTCCATCAGCATCGTTAAAGACTTTAAATAAGATTTCCCCGATCTCACCGAAGATCGATCCAATAGTCGGGATGTTCTTAGTTAAGTTGTCGAAGAAAGTAAGAACTTCCGCCTTAGTTTTAGGGTCCAAGAAATTGTCAGCAATGTTTATAGCACCCTGGCCTAGAGCATCTCCAACATCTTTAAACTTTCCTAGCAAGTCAGGGAAATATTCATCAACTAACTTTTGGATCTGAGTTTGAAGAACAGGTAAGAATCCTGATGCAACAGCTTCTTTAAGGTCTTTTAGCTTAGGATTCAGCTTTACCAAGAACTGTGCAAAGGCCTTTTGGCTCTTAGTGAGGCCAGCGTATGGGTCAACGCCAGCGGCATCCATAAGGCCTTTTTTGCCTTTTTTGAGCTCATCATTTAGGTCTTTGCTACGCTCTTTAGCCTGGCGGTAGTTTAGCTCAGCTTCTTCCAGTGCAAGCTCAGCCTCACGGCGTGCCATGTTGTTTGGTGGCAAGTCCTGCATACGAGCTAAGTTGTTGCGAGCTTTCTCCAACTCAAGGGCTGCACGCTTCTCGCTCATTGCAGCGGACTCAGCGTCTCGCCTTAGTTGCTTGAATTGCTCATTTACACGTTTTAGAGTGTCGCCTAGACCACCCTGAGCCTGGGTAGCTCTACTTACGGCTGCTCCAATACCGCCCAAAGCAAACTGAGCCAAGCTTATTGCAACTCGCATTTGAACAAATGCGGTTACCAGCCCAAACAAAGCAGGGGCGGCTTGCCCGACAGCTCCAACTAAGGTAATTAGACCACCAATAAGTGCGCTAACACCACCAATTACAGATGTTAGAGCTGTACCCAAAGTGTAACCGGTACGGACCATAGAGCGGAATGCCACTCTCGCGGCATCCGCTTCAGGAACCATGGTTGCAATGCCTTCAGCAACTTTAGTGAAGACGTTTCCGGCAGACCTGTTGAAGCCTCGGTTAAACGCACTACCTAGAGATTCACCGGCAGCTCTACCTGAGGAAGAGACAGCACCAGTCATCCCTTGAAGCTGTCGCCTCAGATCCTTGTCAAAGCCTGTTGTTATAGCTTTAACAAGTACGTGCGCTTCACCTACAACTGCCATTTTTCGCCTAGCCTAGAGGTGCATCTAACACTGAACCGAATGGCATAGCAGAGTTAGGATTGAACTCTGTTGGTGGAACATAAGGCTTTAGCTCGGTAGGTGCCATCAATGGATCTTCGAATCCAAAATCGTCTGACGCATTTTTAGGTACGTATGACTTTCCATTTTGGTTCTTACTGGATACCCCGTACGAGTATGTTTTTCCATACATCAAATACAGTTGGGTACGATAGGCACTTACAGCTTCGGCTTCCTCGGCAGAGGTATATCTCATATCCTCTTCAAAGAAATAGTGCAGCAAGTCGGTCATCTCTGCTGCCTCCATTTCTAGTAGTTTAATTCCGTTTGCCAAGGCTTTACCGTTCACATATGGCCAGAGGTCATCCGCCCAGATTAGGATTCCTCTGGCTGCTGATTTGGGCGTGCAGAGTACTCCTCAATTAGCCAAGAAATAACATCTGCAAGAGTTTCCATGGTTACGATTCGATTCTTGTCCTCTAGAAGATTGTTGAATCGCTCTAAACTCTCTTCGACAAGAATCTTGTCAAAAAAGTCGTTAACTACAGCCATAGCCTCGACTGGATCTTTCGACTGAGAGCGAGTCACTAGATCCATTAGAGTCTTACCTTGGATTACAGGTAGGCAGGTGAACTCTTCACCGTGCAAAGCAAAAACAATAGGGTCTTTTTCAGTATCCTGACCAGCACCAAAGTCTTTATATCTAGAGCTCAATTTGTGTCCTTTATTCATTAGTATTTGTCGTAAAATGCTGAATATATCAGCATTACTATTCTACCCGAAGTATTAGCGGACTATTATTGGTCTAGTCAGGTTGCTGCGCATAGCAGCTGTTAAGTATGGGTTTGGTCTGGTGCCCGGGTGATTTACTATAGGTGTTTTGATAACCCTCGTGCCAGACCTAAATACAAGAAGCGGAGCCTTGTCTGGGGTAATTACGTGCGGCCTAGTTCCTTCGTGGTGGGCATAGGCATAGTGTTTCTTAGATCCGATCCAAAGATACTGGCCTGTAGCATTCCCCAAGTGGCGCATGTGGATAGATGACCGCAGTGCCCCAGTCTTTACTCCAACCCTCTTTTTTGCGTCGGAGACTATAGCCCTACCTCTTCGGTCTAATGCGTCCCAAAGATTTCCAGCTCTAGTGTTCAAAACCAGATGCAACTGCCCCTTATCTATAGTCACATTGACTAACTTGTAGCCGTAAGTTATGCCTCTAGCTGGGGCGCTACGCCGTGTGTAGCTGCCCTTTTTGAGCATCTTCTTTGCGTAATGACCCGCAACACTGTCTGGTAAGCCATACATTTTATGGAACCGCCAAGGTTAGGTTCATATTGACACTCTGGAATCCACCTTCGGCAGGAGTTATGTCAACAGTCGCAATAACGCCAACACCATATCCACTACCGTCCCACATATCGAAAAGCTTTACAGCATCCATAAGGACCCAAGCATCGATAGTAGATACGGCAGCTGCTTGTTGGATTTTTTCCGGGCTAGGTGGACGACCGTTTACTCCCACAATTGGCACAGCTCTGGCAATCGAGATGCTGACAACCGCACTCCTGGGAACGTGACAACGCTGAGGGCTAGTAGCCTCATCGCCAGGCGCTCCTAGGTACATTTGAATGAACGAAACTACAACCTGCTCGCAGTCAATAGCTGGCTGGCCAATAGTCCAGTAGCGACGCTGCGGCAACTCGACGTTGTAGGCCTGAAAAACAGCCTCCACACGCTCTAGAATTCCATCCATCATGTCCCGGAGGTTGGTGGCATCCTCTAGGACTCCGGAGTTGTCAATTAAGCTCATAGGTTACTCAGCTGCTGGAGTAGGCTCTTCTACAACCTCTACCTCATCAACCACAACTACTGGCTCTTCAACTACTACAGGCTCTACAACTTTTGGTGCCTGTACCTTTGGAGCCTTAGTCTTAGCGACTGGCTTTGGCTTAACTGTTCCAGGCATATCTACTGCACGGAAGTTAGTCATGATTTCTGCCATTTTATTCTCTTTCTACGAATACATCTTGATCTGGAGGTTTCCAGAAGCAAGCTCTACAAGGTTAGGTACGCCGTTAATCTCTTTAGTTGCATAAAGAACCCAGGTACCTGGATCTACCATTCCCAGGGCTGCTAAAGCTTTGTCGTAGGGGACGGTAAATGAGATAGATGCTGGCGACGGATTCAACGTAATCGAAGCAGCATCCAATTCTACTGACTTTATGCCAGAGTAGCTTCTAAGGAGAACCTGAGGCTCCCAGCCAGTGTCAGGAAAAAAGTTGCTTAAGTTAGTTGTGGTGCCTGTAGAAGACCAAGTCTCGCTGGCTCCTTTTACCAAAGTAATGTCGTAGTCGGCATCGGCAGTTAGTACTGGCGCTTTAGGGCTGTAGCGGCGAGCGCGAGGAGTGTCTACAGAGAAAACTTTTGCCTTGCGGCGAGCGTTATCTGGATTAACAACCTTTAGGAACAGGTCGATCTCATAGAGACCAGTGCGAAGTTCGTCGATAAACTCCTGGTTGTCAAGAATGGTATAAGAGACGCCCTGACGGGATACAGAGGTAACACGCTGAGGCAGCTCACAGTTCTCATCTCCAGACCATAAGCGAGCAAACTCAATTGCAAGTTTACGAGCTGCCATCTTTCCGGCAATAGGGACTGGTGTTCCATAGGAGTATGTGATCTCAGTGTTGCAAGGGGTCCAAGGAGTTCCGGCCTTGATATGCACGGTGGAGTGATCCACTAAATAGTAGCTAGAAGGGTCAAGAACTTGACCAACTCTATTTCTGATTGAGTGAATCTGAGTCACTGGACGACCACGAAGCTTGATCCTTGAGTCTGGTGACATACCGTCAGCGGTAAGTTCCGAGTACTCGTCATAGTCTCCAGAAGGAATGTTGTAAACATCTCCACCAAAAAGAACTGGGCTAGTAGTTTTAGTGGAAGGGCCAATTCGATTGTTACGAAGAGTACATGTATAACGCTCGGTTACAGTAGTAACTCCTGTGTACTTGCGGCCAGACATGGCCCAGAGTAGGTATGACGCAGTCTGAGCAGCCTCGAGGGTGTACTCAGTGTAGGAGTAGTCGCCCATTTCTTCGGGCTGAATCCACAGATTGTTTGTCATTTCTACCTCTTAGATAATTTTAACGGGTGGCAGCCTAAGCTATTTTGCTCAAGCCGCCACCCGTCGTTACTACTATTAGTTCTCGTTCGAAGCGATGATGTTGTCGATCGCTACATCAGCGTTGTAGTTGATGTTTCCAGGAACGTTGAAGGTGCTGCCGCCAGTACCAATCTGGCTAGTGGTAGTTGCAACTGGAGTTGGGTAGGCACCCTCGTCACCGCTGTCAACAACAGTCACGCGGGCTCCGTTTCCGACAGTCGCGGTAACGTCTGCAGTGATTGCAGAGTTAACGAAGCTGACTGCGTTACCAGACTTGCTAGCGACAGTCCAGGTACCATTAAACAAGGTTCCTAGGTTCTGTACGTAGATCTCGTCGCCTACTTCAATCTCTGGGTCAGCGCTGAAGGTGATGTTAGCCTTGGTGTCAGTCACAGTTGCTGTAGCAGAGCTAATTGTGATAGCAGTTGGCTCCTTAGCACCAGCTGCAGTGAAGACAACAGGTCCAGTGCCATCAGTCCAAGTGTAGAATCCGTTTAGGCCGGTTGGAGCCCAGTCAGCACGTGCATAAGCGTATGGACGCTCTGCAGCAATTGGGAACTCCCAACGGCCGTCGATACCAGACTGGAAGTTAGCGTTTCCTAGACCGTAGCCCTCGAAGGTGTTAGCCAATAGGCCATTCTCGATAACGCGGTCACCAGACTGACGCATCTTCACGTATGGGAATACCCAGTGGAAATATGGAAGAACTCCGGCACGCTTTCCGTCCTTAACGGCGTGCGACCAAGCTTCAATAGCAACACCGTTACCGGCAGGGTCGTCACCAACGCCTGGAGCAGCCCAACCGATAGACTTGTGGTTTGGCTGACCTGCGGTTCCTAGGTTCTTACGAAGAAGCAGACCACCGGAAATTAGAGCAGACAGCTCTGGGTCTGGCTCACAGATAGCAAGCTCCATGGTGATACGCTTTAGGGTGTCTGGAGCCTTGTAGGTCACACAGACAACGCCGTTAGCGCCCTTCTCGGTGATCTCGTCGCCCTCTTCATATTCAGGGGTGAAAGAGATACGCATAAAAGCTGAAGTTGTGTAACTGTCAGCTGGTCCTGTCATCAGGTTGCCGGCAGCATCTAGGCGGGTGACACGAATTGACACACCCTGAATGCTGGCAGCATATTCTTGAGTAGCCATCTAGCTATTCTCCTTATGTTTTTAGGCTGTTAGGTCGACCCGAACAGCGAGGTGGATGGATGTGTCAAAGTAAACCGCGGCAGGGCGGATTGCTTTGAGACGCATGTCATTTTGATTGCCCGACACATCATAAGCTTGGCTTAGATTGTCGTTTACGACATCAATCTCGCCCACATAGGTGCGGACGGTTCCTGTGGCGTAAATCCATTTGTTGTCTACAGTTGCAGCTGCTCCTGTAGCTCCATCTGGTCCAGTACCTGAGTACCCGGAACCAACGATAACTGGAGTGCCACCTAGAGTCTGTAGGTGCTCCTTGCCAGCTTCGTGGAAAAGCATGTTTGAGTTGCTAGCAAGAAGTGCTGCAACATCGCGAGTCATGTGAATGATACCCTGCTCGCCACCGTCTGAAGCCAGACCGATTGAGTGCTCTAAAAGAGCAAGTGCACGGCGAGGTGAGAGGGCAGTACCAGAGTTAAGAATGGTTGCAGTGGCATCTGAAAGAGCAACATTTGCGTGGCTCTCGCCCTTGCGGACAGCGCCATCCCAAAGCTCTACTTCCATAGCGTGCTGAGTTACGCCTTCAAGCTGTCGCTTCAGGCGTTCCATACGGTCAAGACCGTTAAAACCTAGAGTAGAGCGAAGCTCCTCTGCTTCAATAAAGAAAGGCTTGATCTCGGTGTAGTAGGTAGGGGTTCCAGAAGCAACTACCTGGCCACTAGTCGAGTCGGTGTCGTCCCAGTTGGTAGCTGAATATAGGGTGGTCTCCCACTCCTGAGAAAATCCTCGGATCCACTGATCCTCGCTTGGGCCATTCTCTGGCTTAACTACGGCAAGCAGTCCAAAAGCCGAAGGCACAATCTTCGGTGCCGTTACTACACCAGTCTTTGTGAAAGCCATTTAAAATCCTTAATTATTTTTGTGTTGGGGGAGGCCATTTCTGACCTCCCCCTTCACTTGGTTTGCTATCGGCTTAGAGCTCGATTGCGGCTGCGGTTGCGCCACCAGTGGTGTCGCGTAGAGCTGCAGCAACACCGTTGACCGAGATGGTCGAGGTGATTGCTAGAGACTCAATACCAACCTTGGCAACGTTCTCGAAGGTCTCAACGAACATCTTGTAGTCGTTAGTTCCAACAAGCGAGCTGTCGCGGATGATACCTAGGTCTAGAGTGCCGCCGTCCAAGAATAGGAAGGTGCCCTCTGCGAATAGGTACCAGGTGAAGCTGTCTGGGAACTCAAGAAGTGCAGCTGCACCCTGAGCGCCGAAGACGTTCTGGTCTAGCGAAGTTACTAGGTCCACGTTTAGTGAAGCTAGGTAGCCCTCGATCTCAGACTTCGATACTGATAGAGTACCGTCACCTGGCATAGCAAGAGCTAGGTCAGCTGCCATTGCATCGTAGATCCACGCAGGAATGATCACCTTTAGGCGAGCATCTGGGGAGATACGGTGGCGTGAACGGTAAGCAGTTGCAGCGCGGCGAACCTGTACCAAGAAGTCACGACCGAAACCGATCAGAGACGAAGTGGTAACAGCGGTAGAACCAGCAGAGATCTTGCTTAGCAAGTTCTGCTCTGCCTCACGTGCGTGCTGTACAAGAGCTAGCTCGTTGTGACGAGAGATCAGCTCTGGGTAAGCGCGAGTCATGAGGTTACCGAACTGTAGCTGTAGGGTTACAGCGTCAGTTGATACGGTGTTCTCACCAGCTGCGGTAACAGTCAAGCTAGTCTTAGTAGCAGACTGTGGGTCAGCGTCAACTGCAGCAGTCCATACACCAACAGCGTTAGCGTAGTCGCCTGAAGCGAAGCTTGGTGGGGTTACGAAACGGATACCACCGCGGTCAGCCTGGAAGCGAGGCAGTGCATCGCGAACTGGGCGTAGAGTGGTAGAACCGATCGAGTAGATGTCATACTTAACCTCGAAAGGTGCAGCGTGTCCACCAGAAGCAACAAGTGCATCCTGGCCTACAACTGCATCGATCTTAGCCATGTTTGACTCAGCGTCGGTTGAGAGGGTGCGCTCCTCTGGGTACTGAGTGGTGATGGATGCAACAATGTGCTGCTCTCCGTCTCCACCGTTAACACGACGAAGCGAGTGGATGCGCTTCTCCATAGCCGAAGCTACCTCGTACATGTCGTTGATTGTGCTGCCAGCTGTGTAACCAGGAATGTCAGCGCCAGCGGTAATTGCCACTGGAGCTGCGGTAACCTGAACAACAGGCTGACGGTCAGCTGGGGCCTCGAAAGGCTGTTCTGCTGCGGCGGTCACTGGGGCCTGCTCTTCCTGCTCTTCTACAAGAGCGATTGGTGATTCGATGTTTTCTTGAACAGAAGCTTCTGAGCCCTCTGCAACCTCGGTTGCTAGCTCAGTAGTCTCTGCTGGGGTTTCGTTTGCGGTTGATAGTTCGGAACCGTCTTCCTGATTGGTTGATGCTTCGGCAACGGTCTCCTCAGAAGTTGCAAGTTCTGCAACATCCTCGGTAGCCTCAGACAACTCTGCAGCTGGCTCAACAGTCTCAACGACTGCCTCGCTGTCTACAGATGCTTCGGCCTCGACTGGAGCCTCGGTAATAAGCTCAGGGGTCTCCTCAGAAGTCTCAGCTGAAGCCTTCATAGCCTCATCCTCGTCTTCCTTGTCCTCCTCGTCAGCCTCTACCTCGACTTCGGCCTCAGGCTCTGAAGGTGTCTCCTCTACAGGGACCTCTTCAGCTGGAGTCTCCTCTACAGGAACCTCCGCCTCCATTGGCTCGTCTTCGGTCATAGCCATTTCCTCTCCTGCGTCGTCAGCCTGGCCCTTAACACGAGCAACGGCTTCAGCGGCCTTTGCTGCAAGCTCTGCAGCCAGAGCTTCGCGGCGAGAAAGCTCGCCTCGAACAATGTCAAGAGAATCGGCTAGCGACGTCATAGCATCAACTGTCTCAGGAGTTGGGTCCTCACCCTCAACCATTTCAAACTGCGAGACAATATCTGCCTGAAGCTCTGCGACTTGATCGTCGCTAAGCTCAGCGATGGTGTCCAGCTGAGTTTTAATCTGGTCGTACACTGTACCTCCTAGGCCAGTTAGTTTTTGGACGTCATTTAGCGCCCGTGATTACAGTCAAGGTTGAGGGACTCTACGTATATAAAACGTGAGGCGCTCGACCCACCACTAATTTTACCTTACTTTTTAGGTAAGGAGTCGGAGGAGCTTGCTCATCTCAGACTGAACTTCACCCTGAGAGTAGAGGTCAGCCCCCGACATGTAGGACTTCAGACTCTTAGTGGCAATGTCTGCGTCCTCTTTACCGATCTTTGACTCAACTCGAGTAATCATCGAATCGATGAGGTCCTTGAGTCCAGCTGGTAGATCGCTAAATCTAATTTTTGAAGCTTCCTTGCCGAATGGCAGTGGAAGGTTGGCAATAGTCTTTCCTAGCTCGGCTGCAGTTAGTCGAACATTTTCTAGAGCCTCTGGGTTCAGAGCTTTAGTGTCTAGACGGTCAATCATGCTTAGAAGCTCTGAGCTAGCGCCAGCAGAAGCCGCGTAGTCTCCCGCGAAGTCGAGGTTCTCGGCTTCTTCTACCTTCTTGAGTGCGCGAGAGAGACCAGCAACACCTAGGTCCTGCTTTAGACGAGCTAGAACCTTGCGGTACTTGCCCTTAGCATCACGAGGCTGGTTCACTCCAGAAACGTACTTGATGCGACCTTCTTCGTCGCGCTCTGGTAGGTTGCCTCGATTTGCTCGTACTTCCTCGGCGGCTTTGATCTCTTCTTCGGTCTGCTTGTCAGCTTCTTCTTTAGCCTTACGAAGCTTTTCTAGCTCTTCCTCAGAGATCTCCTCCTCGACAGGAGCAGCAGCTACTACAGCCTCGATACGTGCTCGTAGAGACGCAACAGTCTGGGCTGCCTCCATAGAAGCAGCTGTCGTCCACTCTGCAGGAATCAGGTCAGACTTCTTTAGCTGACGAGCACGCTTGATGATGTGCTTTCTAACTTCCTTACGCTCTGATGGCTTTGAGCGACCATAAGCCTGAATTGCATTCTTAAGATCTTCAACGTTTCGAATTGGGTAGGCACCGTCTGACAGAGCCTTACCCTCCTTAGCAAGAGCCATGCGCTCTTCGGTGGAGATCTTTGCAAGCTCAGCTACAGCAGCTGCAATAAGAGCTTTCTCGCGCATCTGTGAAGCACTAGCGGTGATTGCCTCTAGGTTTGCTTCACGAAGGCGCTTCTTTGCTTCCCTGACACGGTTCTTTAGGTTAGGTGCGCTAGCAGATAGCTGGCTCAGCAAGTCTGACTTAGCCACCAAAGTTCCAACAGCCTGGCTCTTCATAAGTGCCATCTGAGATGCACCAGCAGCAACTAGAGCCATGATCTTTCCAGATGCAACCATTGCGCGTGCAGTCGGGAATCCAGGAACGTTAACTTGGCAGATAGCAACTAGCTCCAGTGAGCCGTTAATTGGACGCCAGTCACCGGATGGAGCAGATGCACGAAGTGCGCGAATCTGCATCTCGTCTAGCCCTGGGCGAATTGATCCTGCGCACCAAATTCCGTACTGGTCTTCCCCAACGTGAATGTCAGCAACAGCAGAGGCAGTGTCGTCGTAATGCTTTGCAGCAGAACGAGCGTCAGCGTTCAAAGGGGCGTGACCACCAGCAAGGGTCAGCTGACCGACTGGCATGTCTGTACCATCTTCGCAGCGTACAACTCCGGTGTGGAAGTAAGTGTACTTGCTACGTGAGCGTGGTGGCTTGGTTGCACGTGGCAGACCAATGTGGCTAACATTCCATGCAGCAATGTGACCGTAAATTCGGCCATCTTCGTCTACAGTCAGAGGAGTTGGCTTAGTGAGCTTAGGGTCCTTGAACCAGTCAACTGGTGGCATCATAGGGACTTCAGACTTTAGGAAGCCAGAAGCAGTTACTGGCTCTAGGTCAGCAAACAACTCTAGAGATTCCTCATAGACGCCGTCTTCCGGGGTCATGACTTCCTCCTGGTCCCCTTCAATAGAAATAGTGCACTCTTGGAATGCAGGCTTAGCTACAATTGTAGCAGCCATTATGCGTGCCTTATTTACTGTGAGTTTATCCTTGCCGAACTCCTGAGCGTCGTCCTCTGCCATTTCCTGCTTAGGACTCTTCTCTTCCTTGGCCTCAAACTGGTCAAGGTCTACAGAAACACCACGAAGGAAGCCATTTCTAACTAGACGCTCTGCTTCACGGCCGTAAGGTCCGTTGTCGAAAACGCCATAAGCATTGCCCATACCGCCTTCGATACGCTCGATATAGTCGATACGTCCGACTACAACAGAACCGTTGTGCCCCTCACCAGTTTTAATCTGCCATAGCAGCGGGACTGGTAGTTCACGCATGGAGATAGAGTTAGCTCTGAACTTACGTCCGTCGCCGGACTCTACTTCTTCAGGGATCAACATCGGGATGTAGAACTTAGAGCCAGATGAGTCGCCAGAGGCTGCTGTAAGGGCTACACGCTCTTTAGCGTTTGCAGCCATTGCAGATAGTTTTGCCTGCTCAAGAACCTTTGTAGTAAAGTCATCCTCGGAAGCAAAGATCTCGTCAATGTTGAAGTTTTTCTTGTTGTCGCGACCTGGGTTCTTGCTGCTACCGGTGTAGACACCAGTAACTTCCTTGTGACGAAGCTGGCAGTAGCCCTTTGCACGGTTACCCATGTACTTGGAAAGCTGACGAACGCAGCGAGTCCAGTCGCCAGGAGTGCCCCAACGAATTTTAAGGGCTCCCTTACCGCGAGTCCAGTAGCGACGAAGCTCCTCGGCATTGCCGCGGTTGCGGTCTACGCCACCAGCTGCAAGTAGAGGCTCTACTACTTTCTCCCAGAAGATAGCGAAATCGTAAGCAGAGGCACTCACAGTTGCAATGCCGTCTACCTGCTTGAGGACGTCGTCTAGAATCTCTTTGTCATCTAGTTTGATCACAGGAGGTGGGGAAGCTGACTTTAGGTCAGCAAGAATCTGATTGTTCTGAACCCACTGGCCATCTTTACGCTCGTAAATTGCTGGCATAGTGCTTGTAGCAGATGCAGGAACTAGCGCTACTAAATCCATAACTGCAGTCAAGTCGTCAGGAGAAACTAGAGCAAGGTATTTTGGTGGAACGTCAGAAGTGTCGGGGGTCATAGGCTTCTCGGCCTCGCCCGCAGCAATAATCGAGTTTTCGCCAGCAAACTTCTTTAGGCCCCACTGCTTCTGGACACGTGCTTTGTCGGCAGCGTCAGCTGGCTTGTAGGAGTTTCTCATATTCTCGACGTACTTCGGGAAGTCGTTCAGCATGAGCTGAATTTCCT